CACGAGCAAAACGAAAGCGACGCCTATGCCGCGATTGCGGGCTTTGACAAGTTGGGCTGACCGCAAGGCCGGCGACGAATTCGAGGCGAGCGACAGCGACGCTCGTCTGCTTTCTGCGGCGGACGCGATCGGCGGACCGAAGGCAAAGATCATCGATCGAGCGATGGCGCCGGCTGAGCAGCGGATCGAGCCCGCGACTGACTCGGAAAGTCAAAAACCGTCCGAACCGGGCAAGCCGGAAAAGCGCAGATATTTGCGGCGCGATTTGCGGGCGCAAAGCTGATGCGAGTGCTCGGGCTCGACATCAGGATCAACAAAGCTGCGCCGGTGCCGCAACCGCAAACGCCGCTCTATGGCGACCGCGGCTCGTGGTGGTGGCCGATCATTCGCGAGCCATACACCGGCGCTTGGCAGCGCAACGTGCAGCTTACGGCTGACACCGTTGTTACTTATTTCGCCGTCTATTCGTGCCTGTCGCTGATCTCGAGCGATATCGGCAAGCTCGGCCTGCGACTGATGCAAGAGCAGCGCGGCATTTTGGTCGAGGCGGATTCGCCGGCGTTCTCGCCGGTGTTGCGCAAGCCGAATCATTATCAAACACGCAATAAATTCATTGAAACGTGGATGCTTTCCAAGCTCATTCACGGCAACACTTACGTCTTGAAAGAGCGGGACAACCGCGGCGTCGTGGTGGCGCTCTATGTGCTCGAGCCGACCCGCGCAAAAGTGCTCGTCGCGCCGGACGGCTCGATCGCTTATTCGTTTGCGGCCGACAATCTTTCAGGCTTGCCGAATCCGGTATCGGTGCCGGCCTCGGAAGTCATTCACGACATCAACACGCCGCTTTTTCATCCGCTATGCGGTGTTTCGCCGATCATGGCGGCGTCGTTGCCGGTGCTGCAGGGCTTGGCGATTCAACAGCATAGCGCGCGGTTCTTTCAGCAGGGCGCGCGGCCGGGCGGCATTCTGACAGCACCGGGGCCGATCCCGAAGGGCTCGCTCGAACGCATCAAAGACGAGTGGGAAACAAAATTCTCCGGCGAGAACGCCGGGCGTGTCGCCGTGCTCGGCGACGGCCTCAAGTTTGAATCGATGGGGATGCCGGCCGAGCAATCGCAGCTGATCGAGCAGCTCAAATGGTCCGCTGAAAACGTCTGCTCGGTTTTTCGCGTGCCGCCGTTCATGATCGGGATCGGCGCCGCGCCGAGCTTCGACAACGTCGAGGCGCTCAATCAGCAGTACTATTCGCAATGCCTGCAGACTCACATCGAGTCGATCGAGTCGCTGCTCGATGACGGGCTCAAATTGCCGAGCGGATATGAAACGCAATTCGATCTCGACGATCTTTTGCGGATGGATGCAAAGACCAAAATTCAGACGACGGGTGATGCGGTCAAGGCGGGCTTCCTTTCGCCGAACGAAGCGCGCGCAAAATTCAATCTGCTGCCGACGAAGGGCGGCGACTCACCGTATCTGCAGCAGCAAAACTATAATCTCGCCGCTCTGGCGGAACGGGGAGCGCCGCCACAGCCGGCCGCGCCGCCGCCGCCACCAACGCCGCCGGCGCCGGCCGATCAGGTGAACGTTGATGCCAGAAGAATCCTTGAGCTTGCCGCGAGCTACTGACTCGGCGACTGCGGCATTAGAGCATTCCCTTGCGCGCGTCGTTGCGCATGTGCGGGCCGAGTTCACGGCCGAAAAGCGGGCGATGGAGGCCGAGTTAAAGCTTGCGCACCGCGAGCTGTCGATCGTTTGCGAACAGATCGAGCGCGAGCGCAAAGACTTCGCGGCATGGTTCGCGGAAGCGAAGCAAGCGCGGATCGTCAAAGGCGATCCGGGCGAACCGGGCAAACCCGGAGAACCGGGCGCAATGGGGCCTGCCGGGCCTGCAGGCGAGCGCGGAGCGGATGGCGAGCCCGGCCGCGATGGCGAGTCCGGCGCGATGGGCGAGCCCGGCAAGCCCGGCGAGGCCGGTCCGATCGGCAAGCCCGGCGCTGAAGGGCCGGCCGGACGGGACGGGCGCGACGGCCTGCCAGGGCCGATCGGCGAGCGCGGCAAGGACGGCCGCGACGGCATCGACGGCAAAGACGGGCTTGGCTTTGAGGATGCGCGGCAGTTCCACGACGTCGCAAATTTGCAATTCGGGATCGAGTTTTTGCGCGCCGGCGACGTCATCCGCAAATTCACGTTCCCGATGCCGACGCTTGCCGACTTCCATTGCGGACCGTATCGCAACGGCGCGAGCTACAAACGCGGGCAGTGCGCGACTTTCGCCGGCTCGACGTGGCTCTGTTTGCGCGACACCGAGCAAAAACCGGAAACCGAAGATTGGCGCATGATCGTGAAAGCCGGCCTGCCTGGCCGAGCTGGCAAGGACGGCGAGCGCGGGGCGCCAGGTCCGGCCGGACGGGACGGGCGGGATTTGACGCAGATGACTTCGGGAGGACTCAAGTATGGCTGACACATGCGGAACCTGTAACGCTTGGGTAGCGGGCAAGGATGTCACGATCGGCAGATGCAAAGCACATCCACCAGTGCCGCTGTTTGGTGCACACGCCGGACAGCCGGGCTCGGGTGTCCCGGAGCCCGAATGTTATTTCCCCGTCACATCGTCGGGAGATTGGTGTCGCGAGCACGCCGCCGTAGCTCTGGTTAACAACGGGGATTCGCCGGCGCCATGATGCTGAAATTGTTAACGCCGCCGCCGTTCGAGCCGCTGACGCTGGCGGAGATCAAAGAATATATGCGCGTCGATCACGACGACGAGGACGCCGCGATCTCGCGTTGCTTTAGCGCCGCGGTCGGTTTTGCGGACGGGCTCGATGGCTTTTTGCAGCGGGCGTTGATCGATCAAACGTGGCAGCTGACGCTTGATGCTTTTCCGGTGCATGAGATTCAAATCCCGTTGCCGCCGCTGATCGAGATTGTAAACGTGTTTTATGACGATCCGGGCGGCATCCAACAGATCGTTGATCCTGGTCAATACTCGGTCGATGCGATCAGCGAACCGAGCTGGATTGTGCCGGTCGGGAATTGGCCGAGCACGTTCAACGGAATCAACTCAGTGCGAGTCGTGTACCGCGCCGGCTACGTCGACGCATCGGTGTCGCCGAACATCGGCGAAGTGCCGGAGGACATCAAACAAGCGCTGCTCGTTTACGCGATCTCGCTTTACGACGAGCGCGGCGTTGCCGTGATCGGACAAACCTCGACGCCGGCCGCATGGTCGGCCGAGCAACTGCTTCGACGCCGCCGCGTCGAGGTGCCACTAGCATAGGAGACCAAATAAAATGTCGATCGCAAACGTGACAGAATCCGCCATTCTGAAACTCGTCTTTCAGGCGGTGGCGTGGACCAACTACGCCGATAACGCGGCAACATCGCCACAGACACAGGTCGGCGTTTCGCTGCATACGGCCGATCCCGGCGAGGCCGGCGATGCCTCAACGAGTGAGGTTACTTACACGTCCTATACCCGGGTTAATGTAGCGCGGACGACCGGCGGATGGACCGAGACTACCGGCTCCGTTTCGCCTGTGGCCAACATTGACTTCCCGGCTGGCACCGGCGGGTCTGGCACGGCGTCATTCTTTGCCACGGCGAAAAGCAACGCCACGCCGCCCACAGGCGCGCAGGCGATTCTTTGGTCGGGCACCGTCACGCCGAACATTGTCACCGGCAACGGTGTGACGCCGCGGCTCACGACAGCGTCGACCATCACGCTGGATTGACGACATGGCAAAGATCGTCGAGGCGGCAGGCGCCGCGATCGGGACGCATCGCAACATCATCCGTTCGAAGGCCATTCAAAACGCAATGGCCGAGGCGGTGAAAAAATGCGCCGAGGAAGGGATCGCCGATCCTGTGGAAATTCGTCGGCGCATGATGGAGGCGCGCGAAAGCGTGAAGCAGGCCGGGCAATGATGCACGAGCACTTTCGTGAAGCGTTGGAGCAGCTCGACGTGCCGCTCGTGCGCAAGATTTGGCGGCACGTGTTCCCGAACATGCCGCAGCCGGCGAGCGACGACGAGGCGCTTATTTCGTTGCACATGGCGCGATCGGCCGCGCGCTCGATCGGCTTTCGGGCTCGCGCCTATTCGCACGCGTGGCTCGTCGAGCGCGGCTTTCCTTCGCAGTTGCCCGACGAGCTGCGGCCGCGCGCGGAACGTATCTATCCGGTCACAGTGCCGACCGTCGGGATTGCCGTGCGCCATCGCACGCCGGTCGCACTGGCAATCCGCCAATCGATGGAACATGCGGTGCTTGATGTCGGCGTGAACAATCCGATTGAAACTAAGCGCGCGATCATGGCGGCACGTGCCAAGACGCGAAAAAAGCTACTCGGGATCGAATGACGCGAGAACTCTATGGCTACCTACGTTTATCAGCAATCAAATGGCGAATTGAATT